GGGTGGGCACGTCGCAGGCTTACGAGGACGTGAAGCTGATAAAAATTTGTCTGGGCGAAATTAACCGCCACAGCCGCGACTACGACCGCTACCTGTTTAGGCAGCGCTGCGAGGAGGGGTGGCGATGGGCACGCGCCACAGGCGACCTGAAGGCTTTCAATGCGGTGACGGCTGCTTACTCACGCGGCTGCCAGCTGGATAAAGACGAGTTGCAGGCTCCCGACTATTCGGTGATTACGCCGCAGACGTTTGTAATCAGTGCCGACCCGGGCGATGCGGGATTCAAGCGTGTGCCGGGCATTATGGAAAAAGCACGCAAGCTTTATGCGCAATATGCACAGGAGGCTGAAGCGGCTGACGAACCCGAAAACACTGAAAGCCTATGAAAAGCTACATTACCGAACTTTATGCCTGCCCGGCCCGACTGTTGGACGAGGTGATGATTACGCCCGACGGAATGGCAGCTTTTGTGCCCGATTACGTGAGGTGGACGCGCATTGGCCTAAGCGGCATTGCGCGGATGGAGGTGACGGACTCGGCCGAAAACGGTGTGCGCCGGTTTACCACTACGCTGCAGGCTGTGGTGGACGAACGCCCTGCGCCGGTGCGCGAGCCTCAGGCCTTTTTGGCGGTTGGCGCCGAGGGAAGGGCTTACTTAGTGGGTTCGGGGGTGCGGCCGATGCCGCTGGTTACCGTGCAGGACATTCACCCCGACCGAACGAGCGAACGCGCGGCGTGTACGCTCACCATAACCCTGCTGGCGGCGCATGGGGCGTTATTGGCAAAAAGTTTCAAAAACATCAAACCCTTAATAACTGATGAAAATAAATGAACCAAACCTTATAGAACTGGCAACGGGCATCAGGGATGAAACCATGCCTGAGAGGAACACGGCTACGCGTGTGGGTTCGCTGCTGATACTGATGGTTGAAAAGCAAGCTGCGACTGACAACGCGCTGAACTCGAAGGTGGACATGAGCGTTGTGAATCAGCTTATCGGGCGTTACGATGCGGCGATTGCTTCATTGAAATCGGCCGACAAGGACCAGCTTGAGGTGATAGATGGGCTTGTGAGCACGGACGTGGACTTTGAGCGGCGCATGAAGGCTGTGGAGGTTGAGGTGCCGAAGCTTGGGAAGCTGGAGGGGCATGTGGCAGACTTGATTGAGGGCTGCACGATGCGGTTCGATGGGTTTGCTTCGCTGGGGTCGGTGGCTGACATGAGCGTTGAGCGTCCGCTGAGTATTCGTTTCCATACAGGGCAGCAGGTGTTCGTGGCGGAATATCGTAGGGGTGCGTGGTGTAACAACTGGCCTACGCGCTATCAGTACATGGACGATGAGGGGCATGTGAGGGCTAACAAGTTGTTTTTGTGCGATTCGGCCCTTTACTGCTGGAACCCTGGGCGTAACCGGCTGGAGCTGGTGCAGGGCGGTGGCGGTGGCGAGATGCCCGACCCGAGCGATTTGCGCCGACGGGTGGAGATACTTGAAAATGAATTGGCGCAGCTTCGTGAATTATTGACTGTTTGATCATTTCCGGAAATACAAACAATTATTAACCCAAAACAAAAAAAATTATGGCAGAAATTACTGTTGCCGGGGGCACGCGCGTAGGTTTTAGCGCGAACAAGACCCTGGAAGAGGCAAAATCACTGAAGGATAACCGCCTGGTTATTTGCAAAGGCCACGAGCTATCGTTTAATGGTCAGCGCGTGGGACTGAGCGAGAGTGAGGCCAGTTTTATCAAAGAGAAAATGGATGAGGAGTTCAAAGCACGTATCGGTGTGAAACTTGTTGTTTCGCCTACGGTGCAGGATGCTGCCGCTCCGGCGAGAGTTTCGGTTAGCGTGTATTGCACATTCGATGGCGAGGCTGTTGCGCCCGATGCAGCTCCTACGGCCCAAGCATCAGTTGGTGGACTGTCGCTTGGTACACCCATTACCATGAATGCTGGTGGCGTTGATCACAGTTATTCAGGGGCTACGGATGGCAAGAACGTAGAGCAAACCATTTCGGTAACTGTGAGAGTTAAGGGCGTGATTTTCATGAAATCTGTGAAGATTCCAGCTTACCATAAGATTTGGTATGGTGTGGCTCCTGATGAATCGTTGGGTACTGATTTTGCGTTGGAAAGTATGTTTGAGTCGCTTAGTGCGAGAGCTAATGCTGCAGCGACCTATGATTTTGACTTTTCGTCACCTCAGTGCTACGGCTACATTCTTGTGCCTAATGGTGTGACCCTTCCCTCTTCGATGCAAGGTGATAATCCGAGCGGTCAGGAAGGTCCGCTGCCTGTACCTTTCAAGAAGTTGGCGAATGTAACTATTGGCGGTGTGACTTACACGCAGCTTCGCTTTGCCACGGCACAGGGTGTTTGCAAGCATTCGGTGACTTTTAAGTAAGTGAGTAGAGAGAATAGTCAGAGGTTTAATTTTAAAAGAAAGAAATAGGAAAATGGCAGAAGTAACTTATATCAGTTATTCAGCGCGTGCCAAATCGACTACGGCAGATGGCATTTTTGCCGAGGCACATCAGATTTTGGACGTTAGCAAGAACAAGAATCAGCAGACTATCAATGCTGAGGTGACTACCGAACTTGGGAAGAAGGTGGCGAAGTCGGACTTTGATTCGTTTAAGACTTCGAATACGAGTGCGATTGCGGCAAAGGCTGACAAGAGCTATGTGGATACGGAGTTGAAGAAGAAAGCCGATGCGGCGGACGTTCAGAATGTTCAATTGGCACTGGGTCAGAAAGTGAACACTTCTGATTTCAACGAGCATAAAACATCGTCGTCATTGCTCATCAATGCCAAGGCTGACAAGACCTACGTGGACACCGAATTGGGCAAGAAAGCCAACTCGGCAGACGTGTACACCAAGGCACAGGCTGACAGTGCTATTACGGCAAAGGTGAATGCGGCTGTGGCATCGGTGTATCGTGTGAAAGGTACGAAGGCTACGATTGCTGAGGTTACGGCACTGACGAATGTGAAGTGTGGTGATGTGTGGAACGTGACGGCAGAGTTTACACTTGGTGGCAAGAAGTATCCAGCCGGTACGAATGTGGTGGCTTTGGCCGACAAGAGTGCTGCTGATGCCGCGAACTGGGATGCGCTTGGTGGCACGGTGGATATGGCCGGACATACCGCTGAAATGAAGAGTTGGGCGAATGGTCAGTTTGCCGGAAAGGCTTTCGAGGCTAAGGTTACCACCAATACTTCGAACATCAGCAGCCTGACTACGCGCGTGGGAGCGGTTGAAACGAATGCTACTACGAATGCGAGCAATATTTCGAGCCTGACTACGCGCGTGACAGCGGCTGAGGGTAAGTTTGCCGGATACTATACGAAGGGTGAGACCGATACGAAGCTGGGCACGAAGGCGAACTCGGCTGATGTGTATACGAAGTCGCAGGTTTATACGAAGGGTGAAGTCGATGGTAAGGTTGGTGCTGCTAAGATGCAGAAGATCCTGATTACGAATTTGGACAAAGAAACCATTTCTGGCCTGAAGTCAGACCCTTCGCGCGCTTGTATGCAGGTGATTGACGTAAATCTAAAGCCTGTTGGTGTGTTGTTCCAATTTTCAGACGATGCTGGCCACGTGTTAACGCAGGAGTTTCACACGCATTATACCTACAATCAGGACAGAACTTTTGATGGCTCGACCGCAGGTTTGATTGTTAATCATAATCACAATGCCATTACGGTGTTTAGCCGTCATTACAGCGATACATCGGCTGTTATGCTGGTGCCATCTGTTCACACTCCGGCAAAATATCTTTCAAGACCTGATATATTAATAACCACGTACTTTACTGAGTTGAAATATAAATCGACCGGAATGCCTGAAGGCAACAGTTTCCCGTTAAAAAGCTGGACACCCTGGCGTAGTTTAGCAGACGAAGACTCAATGTTTTTGGATGGACGCCTTAAAGAGCTTGAGAACCTTTTGAAACTGGCATAGTTTGTGAACAATCTGTCAGCCCCATGCGAAGGGCTATTGTTTTGTGCATGGGGCTGATTGTTTTACCGAAAAATAAGGAGGATTTATGTTACAGCCTTGGAAGAATTTGGAAGGTAAGTACTACCGTATAGATGTAGGTACGGCGAAGTCGACAGCTATGAGCAGCACGGCGAATGCTTCGACGATATACTTTTGTACGGACGGGAGCATTGTGCTGAACGGCGTGGAAATGGGCCCGAAGTACTCAACGCCCGACCTTTCGCCTTACTTGAAGACGGACGGTTCGCGCCCGATGACGAATACACTGAAAATCAATACTTGGAACGCGCTGGAGCATACGATGGGCGGCTATAAGGTGTTTTTCAGAAACGATGGTGCGAACTTTTATGTGATGCTGTCGAATAAGAATGGTTCGTCGTTTAACTCGCTGCGCCCGATACGTATTGACATTGTGACGGGCGATGTGCATTTTTGCGGCGATAAGCTGTCGGTGTACAACAACGGCGATGTGTATGTTCGCGGTACGCTGCATGCGAGCAATGTGGTTAAAACGCTTGAGGCAGATGTTGCGGGTGTTGAATAATTTGTTTTAAAAAAAAGAGAAAAGAAAGGAGGACGTGTTGAGTTATGGAAAAGACAGGAACAGCCGGGTTGCTGTGGTGGGCTACGATGGGTAGCGAGGCACTGGATGTGCTGTATGACCTTCGGTGGATGCTGGTGCTGATTGTGGTGCTGATTGTGTCGGACTTTTGGTTTGGTGTGAGCGATGCGCTGAACAAGCACAAAGAGTTTCGTTTTTCGCGTGCCGGTCGCAGGACGTGTAACAAGGCCGTGGATTACCTTACTTACTTGCTGCTTGGTGCTATCCTTGGGCTCGCCATTTTTGAACCGCTTGGTGTGACGAACCATACGGTTACGGCCTCCGTGGGTTTGGGGCTTGGTTGCTTGTGGGAGATTGACAGCATTGTGGGCCATGTGTGCAGCCTGCATGGGGTGACGAACAAGTTTAGTGTGAAACGATTCTTAATCAATTTGCTGCGTAAGAAGTACCCGGACGCGGTAGAAGCGGTTAGTGAAAGTTTGGATGAACCAGAAAAAAAGAGATTAGAATTATGAAGATTTTGATTGACAACGGACATGGGGAGGAAACCCCCGGCAAGCAGTCGCCAGACGGACGACTGCATGAGTGGGCGTATGCGCGTGTGGTGGCGAAACGCATTGAGCAGTGTTTGCGGTGTAAGGGGTACGATGTGGAGCGCCTTGTGCCGGAGAAGACAGACGTTTCGCTGAAAGAACGCTGCCGGAGGGTGAATGCCGTGTGTAAGGAACATGGTAAAGAAAATGTGCTGCTGGTGAGTGTGCATGTGAATGCGGCCGGTAATGGGAGTGTATGGGGTTCGGCTCGCGGATTTTCGGCTCACGTGGGGCTGAATGCTTCGGTGCGCAGCAAGGAATTGGCAGAGATGCTTTGGAACGAGGCCATTTATCAGGGCTTGCAGGGAAACCGTTGTGTACCGGCAGAGGGTAAGCGTTACACAAGTCAGAACCTGGCGATTTGCCGCGATACGGCTTGTGCAGCAGTGCTGACGGAGAACCTGTTCATGGATAACGAAGATGATGTTCGCTTTTTGCTGAGCGAACGCGGACGTGCTGCGGTGACGGCTACGCATGTGAACGCGATTGTTCAATACATTGAATGCTTCTATGGAAAATAAATTGGGTCCTTTGCTTGAATTGCTTGGTGTGCTTGCGGCTATCGTCATAGCCGGGCTTCTATCGGCTTCGCTTTGGGAGCGTTACCGCCTGAGGGGCGATGATGAACGCGGCATGGATACGATTGTGGTGCGCGATACGGTGTATTATGCTACGCCCGTGGCTTCGGACAGCGTGGTGATGAGGTATGAGACGGTGCGTGTGCCGATTTACCGACCAACCGATACGGTGCGTGTGACGGATACGGTGATGTGCTCTGTGCCTCAGACGGACAGCGTGAAGGTTCAGCTTCCGATAGTGCAACGGACGTATGGCGACAGCCTTTATACGGCTTGGGTGAGCGGTTATGATGCTCGGCTTGACAGCATACGGCTTTACACGCGTAGTCAGTATAGCTTCAAGGCGCGCGACAAGCCCCGGCATTGGGGTGTAGGCATCGGTGCCGGTGTGGGCTTTACGCCGAAGCATGGGGTGCAGCCTTACATCGGTATCGGCATACAGTATAACTTAATCAGATTTTAAGATGGCGACAGGTAGAGGCAAGCGATTATTCCAGGGTTGGGGTGTGGCTTGTCTTTTGTTTATAAGTAGTGTACCCCCAACTTTGCAGTAAACGAAACAAACAAATGCTATGGCTGCTTCATTGATAACAAAAATACCACCCTATATATTCCCATTCCAAGTGGATAGGCTCGAAATACAGACTCAGGCAAATGCTGACTGTAAAGTGATGCTTGAGGTTGACTACTTGCCCATACTCTCAGCGCACCTTACAGCCGGGCATAACGGTGTTGTGACGCTGGATGATTTACAGCCACTCGTGTCCGAAGCCGCTGAAGCTTGCGGTGCGATGCCTGTACACTTTTCGGTGTCGGCCGACGGAGTAGAACTTGGTACGGCCAGCATACTGCCCTGTCGCCATCGGTTAGACCTGAGTGCTGAGGATGTGGCGAAAAAATATTTTTTATCGGCCTCAATGGGGCGAATGCGCATGATTTCAGATACTGCACTTTTGCATTTAAGCTGGGCGGCACTCGCGGATGATGGAGAACTGAAACTCATTGTTTATTGGTACAGCCCGACACTTAAAGCGGCTGCTCACACCGTTCATTATCCGGAAGTGACAGAAATGGACGAAATATACCGCACGGCAACGGTCGATGTATCGAACCTTACGCCGCCGGAGGATTACGGCTACCGGATTATGCGCATGGAGGCCTGCTGCGGACTACGAACACAAACCTACACGTTTCCGGCAGACGGCCTTTCAGTTGGCGAAACGCACGAAGTGGAATATACAAACCTCTTTATGCTGCCCGATACGCTGCTGCTTACCGGCACTGCTATCGAAGAAGAACATAACACTTACACCACGGCGCGACTAAACGGACGTTTGCAAAACGTGAGGGTGACGGGTGAACCTTCGGTGAAATGTCAAAGCGGGCCTTTACATGACGGCGATTTGAACGTTCTGCGCGATTTGGCGCTAAGCCGCGCGGCTGCGGTGAAAGGCAGGAATATCATTGTGACAGGAGTGGAATGTAAGCACAAAAAAACTGATTCGGACCTGATCGAGGCTGAAATTACCTGGAAATATGCAGACAGTAGCTACACTTTTGCCTCAGGACACACACCGAGGATATTTGACGAGAAATTTGATTACTCCTTTAACTAACACAGCTCGAAGCATGAAGCGGAGAAACAGCATTCACATTAACGAGGCCATGCAGGTGTTGACCGACCGGAAACCTCACGATCTGAAAGCATGGAAAATGGAAACAGGCGAGGTGCTGGAACTGAACGGTTGGACCACGATAGGACGATGGACAAGAGGCGGAGTGATACGCCTGGTGAACCCTGTGAACGGACAAAAACGTTCGGTGCGGAAGGTGATGATTCACGAAATAGACAACATGAAAATATTTTGGTAAACACTGCTATGATGAATAATATACATACACCAGGAGGCAGAAGTAAAAGCAGAGGCGTTGAAGTGTTCAACATTCCGAACACAGAGTTTCAGGCAGCACTGACCGAAGTGGACGATACGACAAACGTAATAGCCGACAGCGACGGCATGGTTTACACCTCGGGCGTTCCGGGCTACCCAGGCGAAACATACGTAAGGTGGGGCGATGACGACCTTTTGCCTTTCCGACTAATCAATTTAGTTGGCGCGGATGAGGTCACTGCTCAAAACAAACTGTTTAATGTGCTGACTTGTTATGGTGCCGGGCCGCGGCTCGAAGTACATGCCGACAAGCCACCTCATTACCTGCCGGAAGCCAAACGCTGGGTAAACCGCCAGTTCTTGCCACGTTACTTTTTGGAACAGGCTACCGATATGAAACACTTTTACCTGTCGGTATGTGTGATAATAATGAGCCGCGACGGAAAGCGAATCAATCGGTTGATTCACAAAGATGCATGCTACTGCCGTTTTGCAAAAGCCGACAATCGGGGGCGCATCAATTATGTGTACTACGGCAACTGGCAGGCACGCGGCATACAGGAGGGTAAGGTGGAACGCATCCCGTTACTCAGCGAGGACGACCCTTTCGGCGACCTTTGCAGCCGTATGGGCTACGATCCTGAGCAGCCAGAGCGTGCACCACGGCCAACACGGGCAGGACGCAAATTTGCAATGTTGGTGCGATTCCCGACAGCGGGCTGCCAATACTACCCGGTGCCTTATTGGACGGCTGTTTTTCGCGGCGGTTCGTACGATGAGAAAAGGCTGATCAGCGTAGGCAAACGTGCCAAACTGCGGAACAGTTCTTCCATTAAATACCAGGTGGAGATTGAACGAACGTACTGGGACCGCATTTGTGCTGAAGAAAACATTAACGACCCGGTGGAAATGCAGGAACGTGTGAACGAAGAGAAACAGAAAATCAAAGACTTCGTTTGCGGCATTGAAAATAGTGGAAAAGCCTGGATTAGCGGTTACTATGTGAATCCTGATGGCCACGAAGTTCACGACATTCACATTGTGCAGATTGCTACCCCCAAGGAGGGAGGTGACTGGATGGAAGATGTGCAGGCGGCGAGCAACACGATTTGCTATGCCGATAACGTACACCCGAACCTCGTAGGAGCTACTCCAGGAAAGTCGCAAAGCAATAACTCGGGAAGCGACAAACGCGAACTGTTTACAATGAAACAGGCGCTCGAAACAGCCTTCCATCATCTGCTTTTGATGCCGCTGAACATGGTGTGCCGGTACAATGGCTGGGAGGATGCCGAATTTACCGTGCCCATGATACAACTGACGACGCTCGACGAACACCGCGATGCCAAACAAGTAACAACCGAAAAACACAACTTATGATTACTGAAATTTCACGCGAGCATTTTGAATCTGTGCTGCCGTCGATGGCCGATGCTGAGGGCTTCATCTATGAAAAGGCAAAACCGTTGCTGCTTGACACGCTTGAGCGGTTCAATGACTGGCATACCGATTACAGCGAACTTTCTGAGGCTGAAATACGAAACATAGAATCGGTACTTACCCAAACCGTATGCGAAACTGCTGCTCACAACTTGATGCCGCAACTCGACCTTGTGGCCACACCTACGGGGTTCGGTGTGGTGAGCAACCAGAGTGCGCAACCGGCAAGCCGCCACCGGGTGGATGCTCTGCGCGAACAACTGCGGATGGACGCAAGCCGACATGCCGACGAATACCTTGAACGACTCAGAGAATATGGGGTGCTTGCGCACAGCGGAATGATTTCTTCGCTCTTCTACTCTCCGACGCTTTGCCGCGAAAATGGTATAATGACAAGCGAAGGAACTGCTGTATATGCCCGGGAGTTCGACGAAGTGAAACCGAGAATCGAAGCCTCGGAATCCGAAATGCAAATGCTGATAGGGAGCAATCTATATGTTCTTTTGCTCAGTGCGCTCCGGAAGCCACCTATGAAAAATGAGGCTGCCTACATGCCCTTCAACCATCTGCTGGCACCGGTGCGCAGATTGCTTGAAGCCATGGTAAACAAGCGGAACACGCGCTATGCTTTGGCAATCGTTTACAGAACTGCACGCCAACTCGCGGAACTGGATGCGGAACACGCGGACAATTACACTGAAATACTGAACATCATTAACCGACAAAAGTATGAAAACCGGAAAACAGACCCGTGTTTCTTCTTCGGGTAAGACCATCGAAATTAAAATACCCACATCGTGGGGGGCGTTGACCGACAGACAACTCTGCTATTTGGCCTCGCTGACTGCCATGGAGTTGCTGAACGCTGACGAAATGAAAACGCTCTTCCTCACACGCATGCTTACCCCAAAAGTACGCTACAAGCTGGGCGATGCTGCCGCTTTGGCAGAATTGCTCCCGGAATTAGACTGGATGGACACACCACCGGAAGAACCGATACGCCCCCATGCCTTACGGGGCATTGAAGCGGTGGATGCACACCTTTCGGGCGTGCCGTTCAGCCACTATTTGCAAATTGAAAATTACTACCAAGGCTATCTGCAAACCCAGGAACCTGAAGCTCTGGAGGCACTGATGCCTTTGCTTTATCCGGGATGGGACGGCAAACGAATGCATGAGGCCGAGCTCGTTTTGGTGCTGTGGTGGCTCGTGGGGTTGAAAACTGCCTATACGCAACTTTTCCCTGACCTTTTCAGCCGTACTGCACCAACCGGCAATAACCAACCCGATATGCGCGAATTGATGCTGGCTGAAATCAGGGCTCTGACCGGAGGAGACGTGACCAAAAATGAGGCGGTGCTACATGCCGACACCATGGATGCGTTGGCTGAACTGAACGCTAAAGCTCGCGAGGCGCGTGAAATGAACGAACATTTGAATAAAAAGTAAGGCTATGACACACTCACTCACCCACTACATGGCGCGGATGGCTTCGGAATGCCGTTTGTGCGCGCTAAACAGGTTCAAGGCTGTGACGTGCAGCGGCCCGGAACATTTGGAGGGACTTTTGCAGAACTTTCAAACCACGGCAAACTTTGTATGTACGGCCGATACCTCGCAATGTACAACCTTTGAACGTGGCGGCGGCTGGTATGAACGTAGGGTTTACACCGTGTTCATTTTAGCGCGTTTCCGCTTCGGAAGTACCGATGATTACGCACGCGCCATGAATTTGTGCCGCGAAGTGTTTCGACAGTTCCAAAGCCGCATGATTCACGACCGCGAACGAGCAGATGGAAGCATGCTTTACCTTGACACCGCCGACATACGCAGCAATGAACTGGGCGGCATGTTTCTGAACTCGGCCACGGGATTGTACTTTATGTTGACCATGGAACAACCACTCGATCTTTGCTTCCGCCCTGAAGAATGGGATAACTAAACACTCACACCGGCTATGAATAACAACACCAACACCACCCCACCCATACCGGAATATGTGGACAGATGGACGGCCAAAATGGTGGAAATATGGCGCGACCGCCTCGACCTTTTGGGCGTGTACCACACGGGGAATTTGCGCCAGAGCGTAACGAAAGGTAATGTGAACGTAAACGGACTGGATGCCGACATTTCGTTTCAGTTCCTGCGATACGGTATCTATGTAGACCGGGGTGTGGGCAATGGTTACACGCGCGGTAACGGGGGCGACCTTGCCTTTTTGGGTAAAGCTTACCGAATGGAGCATAAATTGGGACGGGCACGCGAAAAGCGGCCGTGGTTCTCGCGTTCGTGGTACATATCGACCGAAGTAATGAAGGATTATATGGCACAACAACTGGGGAGCAGATTCAGGGCTGCATTTGACAACCTTTAAAAAGGATTATTTTAGAGCGTAAATTTTGCAAATGCGCGAAAAAGTTCGTATATTTGTTGCAGAAACATTTCTGCTTCTAAGTTTATGTAGGATATTATTTAAAATATTTGAGCCATGTGGGATTTCTTTATTTTTTGGTTGGTATTACATGCTGTTTTTGCCTTATATCTTTTCATCCGTTCTCTTATAGACCCGAAGTTCGCTGAGAAATTGTCGGAAATCAATAGGAGAGAAAGAGAAAGGAAAGCAAGGAAAAGAGCTGGGAAATCTCGGTTCCATGCAACAAATGGCGGTTGGCCACCATGGTGTAATAGCGATGGAAGCCCAAAAGGTTGATATTATTATGTATTGGGTCATTCCTTTGTCTTTTAAATAGCGATTATTGCGTGTTACTTTTGGAACATTAAAACCAAAAGTAACACGTTTTTTTTTATGAATGCACAAGACATCAAGACGGTAAAGCTGGTTATCAACTCCGATCAGGCACAGCAAAAATTAGACGACATAAACAAGAAACTGGAAACGGCACGACAAAAACGTGCCGAAGCCTTTGAACGTGGAGATGCGAAGGCGTTGCAAACCTATACGCGCGAAGTAAAGAATTTGGAAAGACAGGCCAAGCGCATGCAAAGCAGGGCGCAAACCGTGGAAAAGGTGTTGAAGAACTTGGACAAAGCCACGCCCAAAGAACTGAAAGAAACAATCAAGGAAATCAATAAGGAACTTGAAAGCGGAAACGTGGAGCGTGGGTCGGATCAGTGGAAAACGCTGACGCGAGCTTTAACAGAAGCACGAACTGAACTTAATAAAATTAGCGAGGAAACAAAAGCTGCAGAGATAGGGCTGGATAAATGGGGAAATAAATGGGTCGGTTTTTCGACGATTATAACCTATGCCAAAGACATACTCAGCAATGCACTCAATACCATGCAAGGCTATGTAGAAGAGTTTGCCGAAATGGACGAACACCTGGCCAACGTGACGAAATACACCGGCATGAGCCGTGAAGAGGTGGAAGAACTGAATGAAGCGTTCAAACGGATGGATACCCGTACCAGCCGTGCAGCACTCAATGACTTGGCCGCTGATGCCGGACGCTTGGGCATACAGAGCAAACAGCAGGTGCTCGACTTTGTGGACGCTGCCAATGTGCTGAATGTAGCTTTGGGTGAGGATCTTGGCGAGGACGCGGTGAAGAACATCGGCAAACTGGCTCAGCTATTTGGTGATTCGGAAAGCATGGGCCTGAAACAGGCCATGCTGGCTACAGGCTCAACCATCAACGAACTGGCTCAAAGTTCATCGGCAAACGAAGGATACATCATGGACTTCACGGCACGCCTTTCGGGTATGGCCCGACAGGCCGGCATGACACAGGCTCAGGTAATGGGACTGGCTTCGGTCATGGACCAAAGTATGGTGAATGCCGAAGAAGGTAGCACGGCATTGAACCGCCTGATACAGGAACTCTACACCAAACCGGCTGAAATGGCAAAAGCCGTAGGACTGGATGTAAAAAAGTTTACTACGCTCGTAAAACAGGATGCCAATGCGGCCTTGTTGGAGTTTGCCTCTGCCGCACAAAAATTGGGCGGTATGGACGCGCTCGCTCCACGCATGGCCGAATTGCAACTAACGGGGGTAGGCGTTACAAAAGTGATTACTTCGTTGGCAAACAATTTGGAACTTGTCAGAAGCACCCAGCTACAAGCCACGGAAGCCTTTTCACAGGCCGACAGCGTGCAAAAAGAATATGACAAGGCTAACAATACCACACAGGCACAGCTCGAAAAATCAAAACAAAAGCTGGCCGACTTGCGCACGGAACTGGGCGAGAAATTGATGCCTGTGTTTACCACAGCCACGAATGGGCTAACCGCTTTTTTGCAGGCATTGATGGCGGTTGGAACGTTCGCGGCTCAGAACATTGAAAGTATAGGGATGTTGACTTTATCGGTACTTTCATACACAGCATCCATAAAAATTTGCACTGCTATAGAAACAACCAAAAATATAGCTGTTTCAATGTTTTCACGAGCAGCGGCCACTGTACGTGCTGCCGGATTGATGCTCACTGCCAGCTATGCCAAACTAACCGGAAATGCCGTATTATTACGCGCCGCACAGATGAAACTGAACGCCACCATGCTGGCCAACCCTTATGCTGCAGTGCTGGCCGCTGTAGTTGCTGTAATCGGGGCGGTGTATCTGCTGGCTTCGCGAACCAAAGAACTGACCCGCGAGCAACGGTTGCAAAAAGAAATACAGGCCGATAGCCTGGAACTTGAAAAACAGGGCGCAGAAGCAACGGCTAAAACGCAAAACAAAATAAAACTGCTTACAGCCATTGTGCATGACAACACCCGAAGCCTTGCTGAACGCAAAAAAGCCATTCACGCATTGCAACAGATTGCACCTCAATATCAGGCCGAAATCAACGAGGAAGGCCGCATCACGCGCGAAAATACAAAAGCACTCACCGACTACATCGAGCAACTGAAGAAAAAGGCCATAGCGCAAGCTGCCATAGCCAAAACTGATGAATTGACCGGACAGCTGCTCGACCTTGAAATGAGCCGTGACCGCAGACGAAATGCCGTCAGCATACGAAAAAAACGTTTGAACGACTTCATTGCTAATAATCCGGAACTCAAGCATTTTGCTGGAATGTCGGCTGAAAACATTCTCAGACAAAATACACCCGGAACGTTCACCCCATACGGCACTTCGCTGCAAATGCCCGGTACATTTCAAGAGTTGCACAAACTGGCTGTACAGTTGAAAGAAGCTGAAGGTTGGGTGGATGAACAAACGCAAAACATTGCGGATGTAAACAAACGTATTCAGACAGTCAACAAAAAAGCACACGAAATGGGGGCTACGATTGAAACTATAACCAATAAAACAGTTATAGATGAACCTGTTGTCAATACCAGCGGGGACTCAGGAACGGCTGGAACAGACACAAATCATACAAACAATACGCCATCAAAAGCCGATGCGCTGAAAAACAATGCCGAACGAGATTTGCTAATGGCTGAAGTAGACTATAAAATAGGACTGACCACTTACGCAGAGTACCAAAAGAAAAAGTACGATATAGAACTGAAACTTGCCACAGATTTGCGCGACTTGCACCAAAAGAACAGTACGGAATGGCTGAAAGCCGAGAAACAACGGTTGGAAGTAGAAGCAGACTATAAACAAGAAGCGCACAAGCAAAACCTTTCGACACTGGAAGCGGCCAAGACCAAAGAAGAGGCAGCACTGAAAAATCAGTACATAGCGGGCAAAATCAGTCTGGAGAATTACGAACAGCAGAAAACAGAAATTACGCTAAAACACCTCGCTTTGCGTATTGAAGCTGAACGTAAGCAAGGTGCTGACAAAAAACTGCTGCAAGAGCTGGAACAGCAATACGATGAACTGCAAAACGCTGATAAATTGCAACGCCAAAACGAATTTTGGCAAAAGGTACAGCAATTACAGGCTGAACATCTGAAGAAATCTGCCGAAGAACAACAGCATACGGAGGAATCCATTGCAAACGAAGCGTTTAAGCGCGGACTGCTCAGCGAAGAAGAATACCAACAAGCCATTCAAAGCATACGCGATAAATACAGTAAAAAGCAGGAAACCGGAAATACCGAATCAGAATTGGGCGGTACGATGGATGCAATGTCAACTTCGCTGGTGCGTACGTTTGAAGCTTTTGCCCGATTGGATGAAAGGATTCGAAGCGGTAAAGCCTCCTGGCAAGACTGGGCATCGGTAGGTGTGGCAGCATTGCAAACTGTTTCGGCGGTCATGAGCAGCGTGTCGCAACTCTATCAGGCGCAGCAGAGTGCCGAAGAGGCAAAAATCAATGCCAAATACGAGGCTGAAATAGAACGAGCCGGGAAAAACTCCAAAAAACAAAAGAAACTGGAAGAAAAGAAACAAGCCGAATTGGCAAAAGTAAAGAGTAAGTATGCCAAAAAACAAATGGTGATGGAATTGGCTCAGGCGGTGGCACAAACTGCCGTGGCTGCCATCAATGCTTACGCTTCAGCATCAAAGGTGAACTGGCTACTCGGCCCTATCGCAGCCAGCATGGCATTAGCGGCCGGAAGCATACAAATAGCGGCTATCAAAAAACAACATGAAGCCCAGGCTCAAGGTTACTATGAGGGCGGTTTCACAGGTGGAAACCATTTCCGACGCGAAGCCGGTGTGGTGCACGAAGGCGAATTCGTAGCGAATCATCAGGCTGTAAGAAATCCTGCAATCCTGCCAGTGCTTAATTTAATCGATCAGGCTCAACGCACCAACCGGGTGGCCTCACTCACAGCTGCCGACGTGAGCCGAGCCATTACCGCTCCATCCATCAGTGCCTCGGCTGTAACTGCTGCCGATAACAAACCTACTGTCACCGTGGTAGATACTGCACAGCCCAGAACTGCCGAAGCCCTCGAAAAATTAACCGCACAAATAGACGAAGGCATTACAGCCGTGGTAACTATCGACGGACCAAACGGATTTGCCCGCCAGTGGAAAAAATACAACAAACTCGTTAAACTATGATGAAACTAACCATCAACGGCATCGAAGCCGAACTGAAAGCTGACACGACGTTTAAACTTGTCCGCGAAAATCCCTATTTTTCAGAAAACTCCGACTATACGTTCGACGTTGCTCTGCCATTGCGCGAATGCCCACAGAACCGCCTTATCTTTGGTTTATTAGACAGACCTGAAGTGGCCCACGCTGATTTGTTGACAAAAAAATACAATATGCAACTGATTTGTCCGCCTATAATATTGGCCGGAATAGCGATTGTCACAGCGTGCAATGCTAATGAAGTAAAAGTACAACTAAAAGGAGGAACGACAGGATTGCTCAATGTTACAGAAGCAACGGTAAACCACATAGGTTTGGGTAAAGCCTGGGACAGTATTGGAGAAATTGAGGAAGGTGGCGAGACTTGGAACCCCGGAGTGACATCAAATGATACCATACGCTTTTTTCATTATGCATCTGGTAATAACCCTGGAAACAAAGCCCGAATGTTGGCACACGGCACCCAAAAACAAACCGACAGCGTGTGCTTCCCAATTCTAAGCACTACGGACGAATTGGTTGCAAACCCATGGACACGAACAAACTTGCCCAATATCACAGCCAGAATGGCTATGTATATGTCAAACGCTGAAACCCAAGCACGTCACCCACAATACACCATACTTGCCCCTCAGCCTTACCTGCTCGACATCATGAAAAGAGTGGTGAAAGCCATAGGTTACAAAGTAGGAGATTGGGAATATTATAACACAGACCGCTTGGCATGGGGCCTGTTTATCGCAAACAGTCGGGGAAGTATATATCGCGCAGACGCTCTGCCTGAATGGACGCTTTCGGAGTTCTTTAATGAACTCCAAAACTTTTTCGGATGTGTGTTCGTCGTTCGCGACGGTAAGACCGTAGACATGATTCCGCGAGAACATTTTTACAAAAGTGGAGTAAGAACCGTAAATATAACTAAAATCGTTGATGATTGGGAGGTCGAACATGATAGCGAAGGAGAAAGCATCGGAAGCTCAGACGGAAATGTCGACTACGATTGGCCGGAAGTCTCCACCATTCTGCGTCTTCCGGACGAGGTATGGGAACATGCCGATCGCTTGGAATGCAAAACCTACGAAGAGGTAGAAAAGTATGTGAATCAAATGAGCGAAGAAGATAAAGAAACAAGTCCCTATCTTTTTCACGTAGCGGAAACAGATAAACTCTACGCACTGTTGCACAATACGGCTACAGAAAAATTTGATCTGTACAGAGTAGGCCAATTTGAACCCTTGTGGCGAAGAAAAGAAAAGCGTGACATCGACACAAATCTGCGAATCGTTCCGGCTTCTTGGGCACCCGCAACCGGTTTTTGGAGTGAACACGATAAGCACAGTGTATCAACTTTCTACGAATCCAATATCAAGAATTGTGTACCAATACTTAAAACAACCGATGTCTGCCTTACCAATAAATCGGTTTATTCCATTGATGCTGCCATCAATCCCAATACCCCAGACAACTCTCAACCATCTGACACCAAAAAAGAAGTGATGGAAGTAGCCTATAATTGTTACCCCTATTGCTCCCAAAGCTATGGTATACCCTATTATCCGGCAGCCATCGGTCAGCCATATATGGAAAACGAAGAAACACTCTTGCCAGACATCCCCCCGTTCTTCAATATCAACAATGAAGAAGTTCCTCTCCCTGCCGGTCCTTTTACATTATGCAAAAACAACGCACGTAGCGAAACAGGCACCATAGGCGACTACATGACAGTAGCCCCAATCATAGACACCAGAACTACTCATATATTTACTTATGTAGGTACTGGCACTCTTCTCGACCCGTCTCTCCCCTACCTCATTCGCGGACGCCGATACGCGTGCCGAAAATTAGAAATCACCATTGATCATCGTGGCATTCAACCAATAGTACGCGGTTACTTCTTTGAATTAACATGAAAGCAATAACGCTTTCAAAACTCTGCTAAGAAAGGAACAAAACAAATATGCCTTTTGTTCCTTTCTCGTTTCTTCTATTCGCAATGCAACAAACTAAAAATACGTAATACGCTGATATTCAGATACTTATAAAGCCATACAAATAAGGCATCAGAATCATTACATGTCTTTACGCGGTGATAAATACAAATACGCATGGAATAACTACCGCTATATAAGTTGCTGATATTCAATTATTTCAAGTGGATTCCTTTTGTTTTTTTAGGTGTTCTTGTTCTGTATATGTCGTTATTTTGTTGTTTCTTTGTTTCTTGAAAATAATACTATAACAAAATAACATGAACGGAAATAATGTAACACTGCGAAAGAAACCTCTGAAAAATGGTGGGTTCTCGCTTTATTTGGATGTTTACCGAGCCGGGGTAAGAAAGTATGAATACCTTCGCCTTTATTTGGTTCCGGAAAATACACGAGCGGATAAAGCGAAAAATAAAGAGACGATGGCTTTTGCCGAGGCAGTAAGGGCAAAACGGGTTGTGGAACTCCGCAATGGTGTGTTCGGATTCCAAAATAAAGGTTCGCATGTTAAGTTTGCTGAGTTCTTCCATAAAATCCTCAAAGAGAAGGAACAGCGATTCAGAAGCAGCACGTTTGTAAAGTTCCGTGGGTTATGGAAACATCTTGAAATTTTCGATGCTCGGGTTAACACCATGACGATGAACCAAATTACCCCGGAATGGAGCGAACGCTTTGTTGCGTATTTGCGGAATGCTCACCCACTGACGCATACGCGGCAGAAAAATGCCTTGCTAAAGGGTTCAAGCGCAAAGAATACTTTTGCGAGATTCCGACATTTAATTGCCTGTGCCGTACGTGAAGGACTGGTTCCCGCCGAAACGCTGAGCCGTATTCGTACATTGCGCATTGAGGAATCTGCACACGAACGCCAATTTCTGACGTTAGACGAGCTGCGCTTGCTGGCCGCTACTCCGTGCGATAACAAACTGGTGGAGCGTATGTTCTTTTTTTCGTGTTTGACGGGGCTGCGTTTTTCTGATGTCGTGGCTCTTAGATGGAGCGATGTGTCGAAACAGGGTGAATTTACGCGCATTGTGTTCCATCAGCAGAAAACGGGGGCTTTGGAGTATTTGGATATTTCGCCACAGGCTGAACAATACATGGGTGCTCGTGGCAAGGATTCGGACCGAATTTTCCCATTTTCGAATTCGGTTAATATGTTGTGCAAGCATTTGATGGTGTGGACTGAAAAGGCCGGCATAAACAAACATATTACTTTCCACTCGGGACGGCACACATTCGCTTGCCTCATGCTCGATCTGAATACCGACATTTACACGGTGAGTAAGCTGTTGGGGCATCGTAACATTTCGACTACACAGATTTATGCCAAAATCATTGACAAGAACAAGCAGACGGCTGTGGCGCGGATTCCGCAAATACTATCAAAAGAGTAGCTTTTTTACTACCTTTGCAACGTTATTTCTATTGTTTACAACATGAAACGTATTTGTATTTTGACGGCACCTACAGAAACGGGCTTGTGCGGCACTTGCGATTTGCTACCGGGATGGGTCGTTTCTACGTCCGGAAGTTTTGCCGACTTTAAGCGTGAAGCTGCTGAAAGTGTAGCTTTTTATTTGGAGTGTGCCAAGGCCGACGGTGACGAGGTTGCCGCAGCGTTCGGCGATGACTGGGTGCTCGATTTTGTGTTCGATGTTCGTGCGGTTCTTTGTTATCTGCGCGGCCTCATGTCGTTTGCGGCTTTGGAACGCCTTACCGGCATCAACCAAAAGCAGCTGGCGCACTATGCAGCCGGCAGAAGCAATCCTCGGCCGGAGCAGGGGAAAAAAATTGTTGAGGGGTTACACAGCTTTGCGCATTTGTTACTAAGCATCGAAGTGCGGTAAAGCTGCTGCAATATGTGTTTAGGGCTATTTTTGAGACAAGGAGTTCATCTTTATGCGGATGAACTCCTTGTTTTATTATAATTACAATTTTTTCAACCATTCCTTACCACGCTTCGTAAATGTCCAAAGGTATATACCGCCGACAATTACCGTTCCAAGCGCATATACTACAACAAATGTTTCCATATCACTGTGAGCTACTCACGCCTAAAGGCATGAGCTTCGTAGATACCAATATCTTTTCTGTCGTCAGGCGTACACTTCATGCCGTGTGAACCTTTTTCCCTTAAATATTTTCTTTCATCCAATCGGTTACTTCTTTTTCTACTGCATAGGTAGCCCATGCGGCATGTGTTACTTTCACAACGAGCACAGAACCGCCGTTGCTGTCAATCAAGGATGATATACTTCCTCTTATTTCCGTTAGCTTATTGTCGGACAACACAATCCATACATTATCTACAATCCGCGCCCATTTGGGGTAACTGCGGATTTGTTCAGATACTTTTGCGTAGTCTTCTTGGTCGTTCAAGTGAAATGAAATCAAAAAACTTTCCATGATTATTCCTTTGATGCTTTAAAATAGTAACCAACAATGAAACCGAGAGGACCGGAAAGAACCTTTTTACAAATCATTCAGCCATTTTTTACCCGGTTTTGTGTATAGCCAAATTAAAAATGCACCGGCTACCGCTAAGCATATAGAAAAGAAAATCAACAGATACATAGGATTATTTTTTAATGATTATACTTGCGATTACAGCAAAAACAATGGTTAGAGCAGAACCAACAGCCAGTACCCAACCATTGATAACCACGGTATCATTGACAGGAGTAAAGCACCCCACTACAAGAGCTGCGAAAGTTAGTTTCGACAAATCAAAAAAATATCCTGCCAATTTTTCGCGCCTGGTGTCTGACTTTTGCCGTTTCTCTTCTTTTATTTTTCTTACTCGTTCAAAGTTACTCATTTTTTTTTTCTTATCGAGCAGCACTTTGATGAGCCTTTCTTTTTCGTCGAGCAATTTTTCGAGGGCTTCAATTTTTTGTTGTGCCATTTTCAGTTCCTGGCTCACGCTGCTCTCGCCACCGGCCGATTCGTTCGTGATGGTGTTGATGGCATTGCCGTGCATCGCTACGGCAATGTTTACAGAACTTACTTGAGCGGGGGGAGCTACGTCTAATAACATGGGGCCAACACCGGTCAGAAGCCAAGAAAGAGAATATTGGGGATAATTATCTACTATTGTGCATAACCATTTGCTTTGAATATCTGTTCCGCTTTTAAGAGCTCTTGATAAGACTCCCTTACTTGCGCCAATACTACGTTCAAAAGCGTTGATAGTTATCCCCTCATTGGCTGCAATTTCTTGTATTCTTGATAAAATATTTCCCATAAGTTTAAAATTATCACGTTTATATTTGTTTATGTTGAAAATTATTACCACCTTTGCAACGTGTTCGGAGATAATTTGCAAAACAATTCTTCAAACTCGTAGCAAATCTACTTGCAAATATAAACAAAACAACCCAAACAACCCAATGACGAAAGAATTTATGACGCGTCACGAGCGCGAGAAATTGGCCCGTCACAAGGCCGTGTGCGACAGATGGAGCGAGCTCCGCAGCAATCCTGAGTATGCCGACATAGCCCCGTCACGCATCTATGGAAAGGTGGCCGACGAAATGGGGCTTACGCCGCAGGGCGTGGTGCTCATACTCTGCCGATACGGGCTCTACGAAACAAAGGCCATGCGCCAAAAGCGCGAAAAGGAAGAACGACGCGGCAAACGCGCAGCACTTAAGAACTGACAATACCAAACAGCACATGGAAAATACAATCAAGGCAAAAGCCATAGTCAAGGTCACTACGGAATGCGGCTACTGGCTGTTATCTGAAATACGCGGACTGAAGGAAGGCACAATCCTCGACGGCCGATATAGCCCGCGAAACAAGGCGTTTGACTTCTCATTCAACGGGCAGGACTGCATGCTGTGGATAGGCCAGAACGCGGAACTGCTAACAGAAATATGAACTTAAAAGCACATTGAACCATGCAAACAAAACACAGCGTAATTCGCCAAATCATTACTGCCGACTTCGGCTGCGACGAATGTGCCAAAAATGCCAAATGCCCCATTTACCGCGGCGAACGCAGCAGCATCAGTTTGCCCCGCATGCCGGCCCTACCCTGCCTGGCCTATACCTACGAACGCGCCATGCTCCTGCTCATCGACCGCATGGGGCGAATGACACCCACCCAGGCGCTCAGCCTAATAGGCCACAAAACCCACCCACAGCCATGAAGCGCGAAATTCACCAACTCCCACTCTTTGCCGACAATCAGCTGCCGCCGCCCATTCCACCCTGCGCTGCCGAACTCACCAGCCCCGAATGCCCCACACCGCTCGATGTGGCCAACCTGATTGTGAGGCGCATAAGAATTTGGCAGCGCGAACACCCCGGCTGCGATTGGCACGAAATTGTGACGCCCAACTGGCACGCCTACGTGGCCTGGCACCTGAATGAACCCCCTGATGTAAAACCCTTTAACACCCCCAATCCATGATGAACCCCCATGTAACCTACAACTCTACCCCCGCAGCCTCCGACCATTCGCCGCTCTGCCTGTTCGACCGCGTGCTGGTGCGCAACCGCTCCGACCAGCCATGGATGCCCCGCATTTTTGCCGGACTTCACACCGAAACAGCCGAAAACGGCCGCGAGGTAAGCCACTTCCAAACCACCGACGGCAATTATTACCTGCAATGCCTGCCCTACGAAGGCCGCGAGGACTGGGTGTTTACCTGCAGGAACACCCAGCAAGACGACACAAACTGGATGCCGCAGCGTGGCGACAAATACTACGCTGTGTGCTGGAGCGGACGTTATGAAGCACACCCCCTCTGCTACGTTTGGGAAAATTACGAATCCGACCTGGGCAAGCTGAGCATGGGCAACTGCTTCCGCTACGAATCGGAGGCTCAAAAAGCAGCCGACGAACTGAATGACTTTATCAAACAATTATTTACCAAACCCTAACCCCCTCACCGAAGAAAATGAAAAATGAAATTACTGTTCAGCAGACGACGACCGTCTACGAATACGAACTGATTGACAACGGCGTACTGCTCACCGACACCGAATGCGGGCTGCGCGTGGCTGCGCTCAACGACGACGACGGCCGGGGCATCACCAACCAGAAGGTGGTAGAACTGCTCGGCAATTGGCTGCACGACGAAATCGAAAAAGTAATAGAACGCTCGGTGGCCGAAAAAGCGAAAATAACCATCGGCATAGAAATAGAACCCATTAACGAATAACCCACCCATGAGCAAAAACGACAAACCAATGACAAAACAAGAAGCTATCCAGGCAAAACAAGACATCGAAAAAGCCTTCGATGAAATTTCAGCACGCATGTGCGCCCTGCAACTCCAATACCCGGAACTCGGAATGCTGGCCGCATTCCGATTCTCACAGCACTCAATTGTCGACAACAAGGGCTGTGTACCCGCCGACAACGTAACAGCCACAAGCTCTACAGTCTTTGGAAATTTTGAAACCACATTCGCCGGAATGGCACACATCTTACATTCTATCGCCATCGACGAAAATATGCCGAAAGTAGCCGAAGCACTCATCGACTCTCTCTCTGCGAGCTGGGAAAAAATGAAAAATGACTACAACATCGACTTGTAAAAATCGAACTCAACCCATCGGAGGTTTGAACCTATGACGCCCTGCTTCACTCATCCAACCCACACATTCAACAACATACCCCCCCCGCGCCTTATGAACCACCCACACCC